ATCTTTATGGTGGGAAGAAATTAGAGATTGTAGGGGAGGAAGATTACGGTCTTGATTTAAGGCTTTTAGTTGATGGTGAGCCTACGATGTGGATTGAGGTTGAGGTTAAGAACGGTAAGTACTGGCATAACCATAGAATAAAGTTTAAAACGGTTAGTGTCCCCTTACGTAAGGCTCGGCGTAAGCTCATAGAGAAGGGGCCATTTAAGGGAAGTGTTGGTTATGAGGGTCTGCCGGTATGTTATGTAATATTTTCGCCTTGCTTTGAGGCTTTTTACTTTATACGGGCCAGGGATTGCGATCCAAGCGACGATCACACTAAGAAAACCAGTAGAGGCCTGGATTGGTTTATGGCGACTGATAAGTATATAGTGCAGAAAGTGGCTGATTTACTTGTAGGGCGGCCCATTAGATACGATCCTACGTACACTAAAGAGGATATCCCAAATCTAATTAAAATGGATGAAGCGCTAATTGCCAGGGAAAAGAAGTGGTTTAAGAAATATCCTGCATTAGAACCTACTTTTATGGGAGATATGATGCGTTCAGCGGAGCAAAGCCTGGCTCAATTAGAGAAGAACCCTATGGCTTATATAAATACTCACAACAAAGCCGTAGATAAGAGGAAAAAAGCACGCAAACCACGTTGACTCAGCCGTAGTGCAAAGTCTACTTTAGGTGTGTGGATGGAGTAATTTCCCTCCACCCTTCCTCTGTATTGGTAGCGGGGCCTCTTGGCTCTCCACTGAGGGGTTCCGCTACCTGCTTTTTTAATCAAAATAAGGATTTATCTTAATGTCTCAAACTAGCCTCGAAGTCCAGCCTCCATTTACCGAAACCAAAACATTCATTGAGCTAGAACAAGAGAGTTGGGATAAGCGACATAGCCAATCTGAAGAAGTTTTTAGGCTGTACCGACGAATGGATCTACTCGAAAAGCAAATGGGATTTTTACAAAAAGAAAATTTGAAGCTGAAAGAAGAGTTGTTTTTACAGAGTAATGGGTTATTACCAGAAAATGCTGTTGCATGCGACCCGTTCGATGATGAAGAATGTGAAGCGTGTCAGTAGCTATGGCGTATACCCTGGATGTCATATCAATGAAAGAATGTATTTGTTATATGAGCTGTATATGCGAAAAAAGTAGCTGTAACTGTCCTGAGGACTGTGAGTGTTCTGAGGACTGCGAATGTAAGGGGTGATCCAATGCCAAAGGGTAAAGGTACATACGGATCGAAAGTAGGTAGGCCACCTAAACGCAAGCCCAGGCGTAAGCCAAGGCGCAAGTAGGCCAAAAAACAGCTAAACTATAAATACCGAAAGGTGTTTGTTGATGTTGCTGTACAACAAAAATATTCGGGAAGAGAGCCGAGATGTACACCGTGTACTGGCTAATTATCCTGGTGAAGTTCAACTATGCCTGCTTATCTACCTTCGTGCTGCGCTTGATGCAGAAGATGCGTGGGAGTCTTCTGCATTCCAAAACCAAAGGGCCAGACCAGAAGAATACATAATGCTGATGGAAGTCCGTAGAAAGCTAAGGGAGGACGCAGAGGATTTTATGCAAAGGGTTATAGAAAAAACAGATGAAGACGATCAGTACTCTGTGGTAAGTCTTGCTCATAGTATTATGAGTGTGTGTTTAGAAAACGCAGGAATTGAGATTCAGGGCTTTGCCAACAAAAACTGACACAGACCTTTTAGCAGAGGTTGAGAGTACCGAATTATTTATTAAGGCTTACGGGGCTATTACTGAGCGTGACCGGCAATGGTTGGGTGAAGATAGATTCGACCGTATTTGCATCGCTAAGTCCAAAGGTATACGTGAGTCTACCTTTTATAAAGAAGTATTTAACTTTTCTGATGACGACCTTGTTAAACGTAAGTTGAAGCCTCACGCAATCACCTCCAGGTTTAGAGATATACTTAGAATCCCCGAGGTTAACGACTACGTAAAAGCGGTTAGTTTAGATGACACGCCTTCATGGACAGAAGCAATGCACGAGTTGCGAGTGGACGCACAGGCGGTAATCAGGCAAAAATTACACCGAGGCGCAAATTCAGAGAATCCTGACGCAGCCACGGTTAAGCTGGCGCAGTGGGCAGCGGAACAGGAATTAGGTAGACCTATTGAGCAACACAAGCATACGCACGAAATTGGCGAAAACTTCCGTAAAGCCATTGGAGACGCAGCAAACCGCATTGCTGGCGAACTTTCCGACAGACTTGGAACCGAAGAACCTTACGCCGTCATTGATGCGGAAGTTAGCGATTTGGGAGATGGCGAATCAACACCTGGAGAAGAATCCTGACCCAGACTTGCCACCTTACAGTCCTAGTTCCGAGCAATGGCGGGTACACCTCTGTGGAAATGAACAAACACTAGTTGCAGGTGGTGAGGCAGCCGGTAAGAGCCGCATGGGGGCCCAGGAGATGCTTGGACGTATAAAGCCAGGTGGACGCTATTGGTTCGCAGGGCAGCAGTACGAAGCAACTCACGTAGAGTTTATGTACACACTTTCCCTTCTAAAGGCTATTGGCGCAGTTACCCGGAAAGATCAAGTGCGCATGCCAATTAAGGAAGCATGGAGTATAAAGCCAGGGCCACCTTTTGAAGGCGCTGAGATATCTACTCGTACCGTAGAAGACTTTACGAAAATTCGTGCATGGACTTTAGACGGGGCCTTGCTATGTGAGGCAGCTCTATGTTCCTTTGAGGCGTACAAACGATTAGAGGCTAGATCAGTACATAGACGCAAGAACGCATGGCTATTACTTACGGGTACCTTTGAAAAAACAGAAGGCCCCTGGTACGCCAAGTTATATAACCAGTGGCAAATAGAGGGGGCAGCTGGAGAATCTTTTAGTGTCCCCACCTGGTCAAATACAGTGCTATACCCAGGTGGTGAGAATGACGATAAGATACTTGAATTACGCCAAAACATGGATGAAGACCGCTTTATGGAGCGCCATGCAGGTAAGCCAGTGCCTCCATCAACACTTGTGTTCCCACGCTTTGACATTGATACACACATAGGTGACTACGCTTTTAGAGCTAAAACAGAAAAAGACGACCTTGGAGATCGTGATACATGGCCTGTGGAACTAGCAATAGACCCTGGCTACGCTAATTATGCAATCCTTGCAGTGCAAAGAGGCTATACCCACCACGGAGTTCCTTGTGTGTACGTCATAGATGAAGTGTGGGGCCATCGCAAAACTACAGAAGACTTATTACAAGAATGTAAAAAGCGACGTTGGTGGCGTAATGTGCGTAAGGGTTATGCGGGAGTTATTGACGTGGCAAGCAAACAGCACCACGGAGACAGGTCTGTACGAGAGGTGTGGAGGGCTAGTGGTTATATGCTAAGAAGCCGTCATGTGAAGATAGAAGCAGGGATAGATCGGGTGGCTTCCTTTCTGCAAGATGCGTCGTTAAAGAACGCAGTTGACAAAAACCAAAAACAAAGGTGGACAGAAAAAGAAGATTGGGCGAGGCTATTTATCGACAAACGTTGTAGTCAGCTTATTGAGGAGTTTACAGAGTATCGGTATGCAGAGGGGCCAGATACCGCCCGCAGAATACCGATTGATGCATATAATCATGGAATTAAAGCTCTTGGCTACTACCTTATTGATAGGTACGGCCATGTTCATCGTCGTCCAACAAGAAGTGTTGGCTTCAAAATGGTTGTGTAATGCTTGCGTATCTTTACGACAGTGAAGGGAATAAGTACATAGTGCCGGCTAAATATTGTGTTTTGGTTGAAGTCGCTGGTCTCGAGCTAGCAGATCAACCAGAAGAAGAGTCTTTTCCGGTAGACTTTGACATTATGGAACTAGATATTTTACGAGATAGAGTTAGATCAGAGAAATTAGGCGGGCCTCAAGATGGCTGATTGGAAACCAGACTTACATTATATAACTGAGTTACTCTCAGATTTGGAACTACGATTTCAAGAACGCAACGATCTCGTAGATCAGTACTGGGACATCCTCACTAATAGAGAGGAATTCGATATTCCCGAAGCCTATGAGCATACTACGCTCAAGGTTAAGACTGGTTTACCTATGACATGGGTTCGCCGTGAAGTAGGGGCGTTGACCACATTGCCCTTCAGTGTTCATGTGCCTCCTCCGCCGGGGGCAACTCCTGAAGATAAGCGAAACAATGAGGCAGTGGAAAGGTTTTTACCTGCCTTATGGAAACAGATTGAAACACAACAAAAACGTGACATCTATCGTGACCTTATACACGATATGGTGGCTACAGGCTGGGGGGTCTTAAAGGCCATTTATAAACCAACTGCTTGGCAGGGTATGCCTGAGCTAAGGGAAATGTTCGATAAGGGAAGCGATAACCCTATTGATTATTCGGCCGAAGAACTTGAAGAGTACAACCGTAGATTAGACAACTTTATTTCAAGCGCTCCTGTTCCATTTACTTTTCGTACTGTAGATGTAAGAACCGTGTATCCAGTGTGGGGTGAATACTGCGTAGATGCGGTAATAGAGAACTCACGTAGACCATTTAGCCGTGTACAGCGCATGGCGGGCCCATTTGGGGGCATTCCCATCATGGGGGATGCCATGGATCCAACGGATGAAGTAGAAGTTGTTGAGTACTGGGACGATAAGTGGATGGCTTTAGTCATAAATACAGGGGGTAGAGGCGGTGGAGCCGGTGGATCACGACCTGGATGGCAGTTCGTTGGGGCTATGGAGCACGGTTTAGGCCGAATCCCATACTGGTTTGCCCCTGGAGAAGAGACTGGATCGACCGAGGAAGCCTATAGAGCGGTTTCGGCCCTGTTTGGAATTAAAGATATTAACGCTGCAATCAACTTACTTTCTACAATTAAGCTCAATAGGGCATATTTAACTGGATTTCCGACCTACCAAAGCCGCAGTGTTGTGGCTGATGAGGACGGAGAAGGTGGTGTGCCACGTCCTGTAAGCCTGGAAATCGGCAAAATTAACCCTATTGACCCTGATGACCCCAAAGGTATTGAGCCTGTAGCTATTCCACAGTTCACAAGCGATGTTGAAAGTATGATTGGGTTGCTGCTTAACTACTCTAGTACAACGCAGATGGGGGCAGAGGCAGTTGGTGGTGAGGCTTTTAGTGGGGAATCAGGCTTCCTACGGGCTATGCGAACAGAACAAGCTCGTGCTGGTTACCATCAGATCATAGCTCACGCCGAACGAGAGTTATCTGATTTCATGAATTGGGTTCTAACAATGATGGAGGAATACAGTATGAAGCTCCACATTTTAGAAAAGAGAAAAAAGGTGGCTGCCGCAGGCACCATACTAGACGAAGACTCGCAATGGATTAGTTTAACCCCCGACCAGATCAATGGATACCATGCTGTTGAGGTTCGCATTGAACCCTTTAACCCGGTTATGGATATTGCTAGGGGTACGTATGCAGCTAA